TTATCGAAGCCCTTGTAGGACTTTATTACTTTTTCTTCTTCCATATTCTCACTATTTAGCCCGAAGGTGTTAAACGTTTAATCTTCTATTTATGCTCCGTATAACCTCTTGTATGTGCATAGCCTCTGTGCTGGTACCTGCATACCGATTGCTATATAAGCATAACATATTTTTAAGTTGAATAAAATCTTGTCTTGTAAGATGGTTCATACCTATACCTCCATTTCTGTTTTTAAGCCCAATCCGAAGAGAAGGTGCTGGAGTTGATGAACAAACTGAAATTCTAAAAGTCTTATATTTCCTATATATGCGGCATAACTTTTATCGTCTAAAAGTCGGAAAATTGTGACGCTATCTTCTCTTTTATAAATCCAAGTTGCGTCAGTTTTCTTCCACCCATTCTTTTCAAGAATCTCTGGAGTAAGAGGAATTGGTTCACATGTATCAGAACCACTGAAACTTTTACCTTCAAAATCATAACTGCCCTCTTTATATACATTCGTTATTTTAGCAATTCCAAACAATGTATTTACCAAATCTCCTGGGATATATTCAATTCTATTCATACTTACTTTTTAAAATAATGTTCTTTACTGCCATTAAGATACTCCTTACATGTTTCTTTTGTTAGAAACTCGTTGTCTGAATAATCATCAAACTCACCTAAACTTACTTGGCGAAAAAGAAATTTTATGTTATTATCGCTATTCTCATAGCCTGTAAATTGCAGGTCGTCTTGACAAAGACGAAGCCATTCAAGATAAATCTCGTAATCTCGCTTAGAGAATTTGAATCCTTTGACATTGCTCTTACACCAACCAAAGTATTCAGGATTCTCCCTGAGAATACTTGTAACTTGTCTTCCCTTATACTTCCCAAAGGTAAAAATATTGTTATTCATACTTACTTTTCTTTCTCAACGAATATTACATTCTTGTGATCTGAACGACTTCTTGCACAACAAGAGCCATAGAAATGTGGCATACAACAACCTTCTTTTCTTACAGTAAAGGCACACCCAAAACAGCTATCGTCAGTAGCTTCCTTAACAACCAATGTGATTTCTTCACCAACTTTGTATTCTTTCATATCACTCACCTCCTTTCTGCTTTGGGAATAAATCATCAATGTAGAGCCAACGAGTAATACTTGCTCCATGACTATAAGCAGTCCAATTAGTAAACAAAGCATCACTTTTCTTAAATGAAATGTAGGTATTAATACTTTCTGTTATCTTCGCCTCTGCAACAACTTCTGCAAACATTCTTGGCTCTTCACTAGCATCATGCCACAGGTCTTTCAAGAACTCTTGGATTGCCCAGTGAGCACCACACTTAAAAGCAATTAAGGCTTCGTCTTTATCCGTGATGCCTTTAGTAGCGGTATTAAAGCATCTTTTTGCTGCTTCTTCTACTTTCTTCCTATCTAATAACATAATCTACCCTTTCTTTTCATATTTGTCTAGTACTTCCTTAATCTCGAAATAGTGAGCCTTAACAAACTTTTCTATCTCGGATTTGGGCATTCTACCAATGACGGAAATCTGTCCGTCTCTAACAGATAGAGAGAAATATTCCTCATTGACGAATAGTATGTTTACATCTGAAAGTTCTTCCTTCATATCATTCCTCCACTACTTTATAAATTATACTTTTATTGTCCTTTCGCTCGGCTCTGCTACACTTGAGCTGCTTGCAAAAGTCATCGTACAAACTTTTTGCAATCTCGTCAAAGAAGCATCCGTCGCAACTATAGTTTGTGGTCTCAACAACCTCCAACGTGAGGCGAGAGCCAACTGGGATTTCTTCCATAGTTAAACCTCGTCGTTAAATTTGTAAACAAGTCCGACAACAGCCTTGATAAGCTCATGGTTAGTCATAGGCTTTGTGTCAGTATTACCAAGGTGAAGCTCGTCAATGATAAGACCAGCGACCTTGTTGATGTGTCCCATCTTAGACAGCGGAAAACGCTCGATGTCAGCAGCCTTGTCAAGATGGAAGCATTCACGCAAGTACTTTCCTGTAATATACTCACGGCTACTTTGATGCCGTGTCACTACCCATACGCCTTCAGGAAGTTCGTTTGCCTGGAATATGCCCACAGGCTCGTACTTTCCGTTGATGCGTTGGTAATAAGTCTTTGATACGTCAAGGTCTGGTATCTTGTATTCTTTATACCGTCCCTTGTTATTCTTCGTGTAAAGTTTTGGTATCTTAGCCATTTCGTTTCTTCTTTAAGTTATTGATTCTAGTTTCCTTCAAGTACTTCTCGGATTTCTTTAGTCCGAGTTTCTTTGCTTGCTTTGTCACCTCATAGACGGTGCGACCGACAATCTTTGCGATTTCCTTGTTGGGTGTGTCAGAATAAGCCATCTTCAATGCCCTAATCTGAACATCGTTCCAAGGTGTGCCAGTGTTGCAGGCAGGATTCTCTTTGTCTTGTCCGTCAATCGTAAGATTAAGTCCATTCATATCTACAGCTTGCTCCAGTGCCTTGTCTGCACGTTTCCAGTCCAAGACCTTCATACCGATAATCTCGAAGCCGAGATTGAACTTGTCGGGGCATTCCGAGAACACTAGCTTGTCAACCTTCGTCGGGTACAAAATTTCCATTGCGTTCCTCATTCGGGCGTGAACACCCTTGATAGGTGCGCTGAACCTCTCTGCGATATTGAAGACGTGGATGCCATTGTTCTCACGCATCACCTTTGCGAACTCGTTTACCGAAGAGGTGAGCATACCGCTCATTATCTCGCTCATAAGAATCATTGTGTACATCTTATGTTCCTTGACACCGTGCTTTAGAAACTGATTGTCGATTGCGAAGAAGCATTTCTGAACGTCTGGCTTCAAGTCGTCCTCGATGATGTCCGTGAGGTCTAGCCATAGCTGATACATCTGTACCTCGCTCATATAGTGCTTGAATGCGGCGATTAAATCGTCCGACTGTTCCTTTGCCTCGGTGAGACGTTTCTTAGCCTCCATACGGAAGATTTTCTTGTCCTCCTTGATAAGGTTGTACGTATCTGTTATCTGCGTCTGCACCACGGAAGCGAAACCACCTATCATAGTGTAGAAGAGCATATAGAACTTGCTCACCTGTTCTTGTGTTGGGTGATATAAAGGGACACCGTTGAGCACTGGTCTCGATGTTTTTGGATTCCAATTCGTCTGCATAGGCTTACATCTTGTTTTCGACCGCCAACGCACAGACGAGGCAGAAAATCATCAATACCATCAACCAGACGTGTTCGATTGCGAAGAACACCATCGCTAGCCCTGCCAACGCTGCGGAGGCGATGAGCAGGGTCATTACTATAATATGCTTATATTTCTTCATTCTCAACTTTTCTTTTGTAATATTTTCTGTTAGCACCACGACTCTTTGCTAGCATTCTCTCGTATTGCTCTGGGTTGTTTTCTTTCAACCACGCATAATGTTTGCGGCGATATTCTCTATTACGAGCCAGCTTCTCTTCTTTCGTGATTGTCTTTCGGTTGTTTGCAACGGACTGACTTTGCGCCTTGCGTATGTTGTTTAATATAAATTCCTTTGATTTCTTCAAACCAAGCATCTTAGCCCTTGTAGATACAGCCTTTTGTGTTCGTCTCAACGCCTTCCCGATATTGATGTTCGAGTTATTGGCATAGTTGTCCTTTAGGAACTTATCATCCGCATTCGTCCATAAGTTATCTAGCCTCATATCACTGCACCCCCTTTCCGTTGTCGTAGCAAGCCTTGTAGCTATCAAGTTGCTGGCTTACGTGAACCAGCTTGTGATTGTAGCTGTCACGTTCCGCTCTTGCCTTGCTGATGAAGACGAAGCTAACGATGAACGATATTACCACCGTGGCTATAATAGCAGCCCAAGGGAAGCGGTAAACCAATCTATTAATGCCACGACAAACATTGCGAACAATCACGATGTTGTAGCGTAAGATGTAGATGAACGCCTCCTTGGTTGTAGCGTCACCCACGAATGAAATTCTATTTTCCTGTGCCATAATTCCAAAAATTATTAGTTATCTTTTTCTACTGCACCAATTCGATGTTGATTGCCAGTACCCTGCCAACCAAATCTCCCTCGGTGTCGCCTTCGGGTGGTCTCTAAGCCACTCGTCGGCTTGTTCATTTACGTTCGCCATTGTCTGCTCGTTTTGATTCATTCTTTGCCTTGCCTTGAAGACCGCCAAGAGGATTTGCTGTCTTGTCTCTACCTGTTCTCTCACAATATGTTTCCCAGGTAATTGCGTTCTTCTTTGCCTCGATAGCCTCTTGCTTTTGTTTCTCGGCAAGTTTCTCGCTATCAACCATAGCACGTTGCTCAAACAAGATGTACGAATAATCTTTGAGACCAATCAGAATGTCTTGCGGATTGACGGTACGCCCTGCGTACAGCTTGCCATAGTCACCAAGCGAGAAACAATAAAAGAAATGCGTAAGCTCGGCAGGAGTAAGATGATAGTACTCTTGCCTTATCCTCGCTGCAAGGGCGTTCACCTGATAGACAGTGACGGATTCAAAAGCACCAAGGAACGTAAATAACTCGATGAGCATCTTCTTTATCCACCACTCGCTTGCGCCATCGGAAAACTTGTTGTCAATTTCCACGAGGGAAAGACCTCCTTGTTCCACCGCTTGGTGTGCGGTCGTTATCATATCCTTGCGCTTCGATAATGCAGGATATTTCCAAAGGAAATCCATATATCCCTTGCCGAACCTTTCGACAGCCGCTGCGATGTCAGCTTGTGAGGATTGCTGCTGCCTTGTTAATTGATTGCTGTTGTCTTGCATAACTATTAACACTATTGTCTTTAGGAGCGAACAAACCAGTGTAGTTGTTGCCCATTGAGAAATCTACTATCTGCTTTGCGTATTCGGGGTTTCCGCCGCTCATTTGCAGTAGTTTCTTCTTTAGGGCTGCAAGTCCACGTGGCTTGTACGATTGTTTCTTTTCTTTCTTGTAAGCCAGCCACTCGTCAAGAGCTTCTTGACACGGATAATCGCCTTGTGGCGGCTCTTCTACTTGGAAATCAGATAAGTCATACCCAAGGGCGAAAGCAGCACCCATACAGAAGATTTTCTGCTTTTCTCGGTCGCTTGGGAACAACTCGTTAGACTTCTGTCTTATTTCTTTAGGTAATATCATACGCCTAAGTATTTTTGTTGATTTTCTACATCATGCCGAATGTGAAGCAATGCGATATACTCGTCAGATGAAGGAAAGTCAAATCCTGTCTCTTCCTTAGACCAAGCACGAAAGTTGTCTATTGACTTGCTCATTTCGTCCTGCGTGAGGTCGGCAGAGGAACGTAGGTAAGTATAAATCTCACCTGTGAACTTGTCTATTCCCTCTCTGACGAATATATCCTTGTTTGCGGTCAGCTTATAGAAATGCGTCTTAACTTCATCAAGTGTATAACCGAATTGTAAGCCGAAAGAAGATAGCATTGTATGTAAGTATTTGTTACTTTGTAACGAACGTCCTTTCTTCTCTGTAAGCTCAACCATCGAGCCTTTGTTTTGAAGCTCTACACATCTGTCACGGAACTTTTGAAGCTCCACTGCATTCTTTAAGTTGTACCACATATTTCACAATTAAATGCTTGCTTTATCATTTCAACCTTTGCATCAAAAAGGAAGGTCATCTGACTGACCTTGTGCATTGGGTGGTGCAGGCTGACCGTTAGGCACTGCGCTACGCATAGCTTGTTGTTGCGCTTGTGCTGCGGCTTGTGCTCCTGCGGCAGGATTGTTCGCTCCCCACTGCTGACCTCCTTGTTGGTAGCCTCCTTGTGGTGGCTGCTGATAACCTTGCTGTCCTTGGCGATTGATGTTCCAGGCACGGATTTGATTAAACCAACGCCCATTGTATTCGTGTGCGTCGATGTCAAAATCAACTGTCACGTTCTGCTCTCCAACTTGTGGATTGAGCTGATTGATTTTGTCTTGCCCGAACAAGTTAAGAACAACTCTCTTTGGATATTGCCCTGGGACTTCAACCACGAAATCCAGGGACTGCCATTCTTTGCCTTGTTGCGACACACCGCTTTTCAATGGGCATACCACAACGATGTTTCCTGTAATTTGCATTAATCTATCTTTGTGTTATATAAATACTGCGTTAAACCTCGAAACTCTGCCCAATCCAAGAATTGGTCTAAGAGATTACGAATATCTTGCTCCATACCATCGTATCGGCAAACTCTGATAGGAGGCGTGTGCGGAATAAGCGGCAAGCCACGAACATCATATCCGTGCTTGTCTATCTTATATTCCTCGAAGCAGAAGAGGTCGAAATCGAAGATGTCAGCCCCGAACATATCAAGATAAAATCTCCACTGGCAAGAGTCGTAATATTGCTTATCTTGTGGCGTACTATACTTTGTCTTAATGTCTCGAAGCTGCAAACCATTCACTACGTCGGCGCAACCAGTGACAACCGCCCTTCCGTAATCCTTATACTTTCGTATCTCGTGGAAGGCTTCGATGTTTTGGTAGCGATAATCAAGAGCGACCTTGATTTGGTTAAGGTCAAGAGTAACAGGGTAGCCATCTATGTCGAACGTGCGACCTTCGGGTACTGACTCTTGCTTCTCCTTACCATAATATGTAAATGTGCGATAACCAGCTGGAGCGACAACACAAGGCTGGCATCCTGTCTCTACTATTGCGTGGAAAGCCGAGCCAATGCGTGTATATTCGTTCCCTTGGAACTCACCTACGATGTTGTCTATAACGCTCTGCTCTGTTATCTCGTAGTTGTCATACTCCGATTGTTCGATGTATCTTCTGAACGCCTCTATCGTTGTCACACGAGCGAGTGGCTTCTTACTTTGCTCCATCGGCGTTTTCTTTAGCCTCATCCTTCTTGTCTTCTTTCTTGGCAGCAGACTTCTTTTCATCGGAAGGCTTAGTAAACTTGCCGTCGGCATAAGTAAAGCCCTTTGCGGCGAGTGCCGTGGAAATCTCATTGAAGAAAGGCTGCTTCATAATCTGAGGCAACTCCTTGCAGTCGGCGAGCAACTTGGCTGCGCCCTCATCATCCTCTACCTTGGCAAGCTCTCCACGCAACTTAGTGATAAGCTCGTTAGCCTTGCGCTGCGCCTCGGACTTAGACTGAATAGATTCCTTTACCTTCTTGATGATGTCACCCATAAAGGTAGCGAACTCTGGAGCGGTAGCATCAGGGATTTCAGTCAATGGAATCTGTGCTACATTCTTGCCGATGTAGTTATCTGTTGGCTCAAATGAGATATGGCGTTTTCCGTTAATCATCGAAATGTAACCAACTTGGTCTGCAATACGAAGAAGCAAGTCTTTGGATTGACCTGTGCAATCGGGCGAGTGCTTGATTACATCACCCTCGGAAGTTTCCTTATCGTGACAGATAAAGATGAGGTCTGAACCATTTGAACGAAGAGTTCCGACGAACGACTTAAATTCATCGCCCATCTGACCATATCGCTTCAAAGTGTTTGTACGCAATTTGTAGTTCATCTGACAAACATACTCAGACAAGAAATCGTCCAAAATTGCCTTGGCTGTATCACCGACGATAGTCTTGTAATCCTTGAAAGCAGGGATATTGTCAAGAACCTCTTGCCAAGTGTTTGCGCAAAGGGTATCTACACGTTGCACAGCTCGGTCATATCCGCGGTCACAGTCTAGTATCAGAGGCTTTTCTGCTGTTGTGGCAAGTGATGTCTTGCCTGAACCAGGCTGACCGTACAAAACAATAATAACAGGACGTTCTGGAGCAACGTCGTCTTTTTTAATGATTGGCATTTTATCTTTAATTTTTAAATTGTTATTTACTCATTCATATCTCCATTCCCAGTTACTACAACAGTAGTCTGTGAACCTACGAGCCTTTGGGTTGCCACACAAGCCAAGCAAAAGGCAATCGTGGCAGGAGTGCTTGTAGAATGGGTTTAGCTGACTTCTGTTCATAGTGAGAATAGATTAATGAACCTTATTGATGTATCGGAAATACGTTTCCACCCTTACCGAGCCTCCCTTTCCGTCGGGTCGGTCGTAGTAGTGAGGAACTGCATCGAGAATCCTCCCCTCGCCTCCCTGTCAAGCTCCATAAGGCAAGCGTGTATCTCTCGTTGGTGGAGAACCGCCTTAGCCATCTTTTCGGGCATATTGGCGATAATCTGTCCTACTCTACTCATCCGCTTCTTTTTTCTCTGTGTCGGAAGGCGCATGATGCTCGAATACGTCCATCACGTTCGTAAGGTTAAGACCAACTACATCATAATCAATCATCGTTTTGCCCATAACCTCGTCAATGTAGCGAAGCGCACGTGCCAACGACTTAGCCTGTACGAGATAGGTAACGTTTGTACGTTTCTCCTTATCGCTCTTCTCGTCGATAGTGATAAACTGCAACTTTGCCTTGAACCACAAATCATCATCGTCTTTGTCTGAGAAGAAAACCTCATCAAAGGTCGCTTTCTTTGCGCTTGTTACAGCCGATTCACCGCTGATATAGCAAGACATTTCATCAATAATTGAAGATTCAGCCTCCGTGCAGGAAAGTGCATCCACAACGTAAAGTTCCTTTACGATTTTCTCGCTTCCGTCTTCCTGCGTTTTCTGATACTTGATTCTTGTCTCGAACCAAGAGCCTGTTTTTGTACGCATACATTAGTCCTCCTCTGAATTAAAGATTTCACCTAAGGTAGAGATAAGAGGATTGTCCTCACCGAGTTTCTTCTTCAACTCCTCGAAGGACTTCTTGGCTTTCGCCTTTTCCTCTTTCTCCTTGGTATTCTCAGCTTCAATACGAACAGCCATCTTAGCCTGGCTGTACTTGCAGAGCAGAATATCGAGTGCGAGAGCTACAAAGAACTCGTTGCTCGCATTGCGTTGTTTCTCGTCTTCAATCTGTGCCACGTCACGAACGAACTCATCAGAGTCCTCAACAATCAATCGAACCTCCTTGAACTCTTCAGGAGTATCCGCTGCCTTGAACGCCTTGTCGATAAGTGCTTGCTTGTCGATGATAAAACTTACCTTAATCTTGTCTTTTTCCATAATAATTATGTTTTATATTAATAATGTGAATTTACTCTTGATCATCGCACAGACCCATCATCTGCGCCAACGCTCCTGCCACCGCAAACAACAGGCATGTGGCGAGGAAACTGAAAAATATTATACTCATAGTTCAAAAACTTCGATTGGCTTCTTGCCGAATAGAAGATGGCAGCAGAGATTGATGCTCTCCACTGCCACAACAACAGCTATCAAACCAATAAAATAAGAAAAATAAAAAATTGTCTTCATACCTTATTATATTATAGAACAATCAAATGGAGGATAGTCTATTATCTTCCATTCGTTCTTCTTGATGTGAATCGCCTCACGGAACACCACGAAAGGCTCTCCGCCATGACGCTTCTTGTTATGTGCCATTATGCGTGACACACAAGCCTTGGCGGTGATCCTGAACTCTCGAAGGCTTTGGGTGTAATTGGACTTCACGTCGCAGATGATTAGCCTTCCGTTCTCGAAGAATACAAAGTCTGCGGTGTAACTGTGCCCGTTGATCATGAGCCTCCGGTCGTATCTTACCTTCGTCTTTAGCTGCTTCGGTTTAAGCATCCATATCGGCTTGATGAGGTTTATCCTCACTTGGCGATGTATGCAGCTTACATTTGGAGACGTTAGGAGGATATAATGATACAGGTATTCATCACGGCTATCGTATTCAACTCCATCGACGGAATACTTGTGTTGCATCACTCTGACCATTGCTTGCCCGCCTCCTTGTTCGGGTTCTTGTATAGGTTCATAAAAGCGGTTGCACCGTATCTCTGGTACTTTCCGCTCTCCCACTTGACGATGTACTCGTCCTTGTTCACTTCGGTCTTTCCGTCCGTGAACTCTGGTTTCAGATGGACTATTATCCTTCCATCTGGAAATTGCTCGACGTTTCGAACGCATTCGAGCTTCAATATCTCGTTCACGTTCTCCTTTCGGACTCTTATGTTGTGTATTGCTTTCATCTTTGTAAGAATAAAAAATGAAGCCGCCCTGTTACCAGGTTTACAATCCTCCCTCTCACGCTAGGGCAAGACGGCTTCGATACGTGAGACTTAGTATCAACCAATAAATATTTAAACAATATGGCGCGGTGGGTGTAGGGATCGAACCTACGAATCGTTTCCGACTTACACGTTAGCAATGTGCTGCATTACCGCTCTGCCAACCCACCTAAAACCTCCTACCCTCACAGGCAAGAGGAAAACAAATCTACAAAAACATTATGAATTTTATTCAATTTTTATGAAAAAAGAAAATTAGCCTCAAGTCGGACAACAAGGACTCGAACCTTGATCATCTAGCGTCATGCCGTCGCTCTACCATTAAGCTACTGTCCGTTGTGTGCAGCCTATCTTCGCAGACAAGCTGTATATACAAATTAAATAATGTAGTTAAAATTAATATATAGGAGGAGGCGAGGCGGAAACGAATCCGCTCCTGCGATGATAAGATTGGTATCAATAGTTATCGCAATGCACCCTGTTACACCACACGCCTCTTTGTAGTTATGTATTATGAAACCAGCATTAAGCACTTCTTCATATATACAATTCGTTCGGGAATCCGACCTCATCCCAAGGTCTCCGCCAACCCCTGCACTAATCTCGCAGGATTTGTCACCAGACCACATTCTAAGATGTACACCTGTCACGTTCTTCCGTTTCTCCTTTGCTTACCGCAAGGTCTCGTCACCATGTGGCGTGCCTTGCGACAGTTCATCGGCGGAATCATCATCGAATGCTTGACTGACGGAAATTCGTATGCAACCGTGCCTTTCTCGGTGGTCATCGCAATGGTTTCACGAACCCTCCAGGATGCCTGTGCTCTCACCGGTACTTCCTTTCCCTGCATACTATTATATGTTTAACCAATATTTCAAAGAACTATCCTCACTTTCGTTTGTGAACGCAGCAGGATTCGAACCTGCGACCTGTTTCTTAGGAGGAAACTGCTCTTCCACTGAGCTATGCGTCCTTATCGGTGCGGAACACTGCTACCACACCGAGCTAACGCTTGAGCATAAAATAGTTAAATTATTTAAGCAACTAACCCTCACGGGCTCATGAAAAAAGTTCTATATAGTGTCTTAGGCAAATAATCGTGGAATATATACAGGCTTAAACAACTTTGTTCTTCTCAACAAGCCTACGCACATCATTAACTTTATACAGGATAGTATTGCCAATCTTATAAAAAGGAAGCTGCCCTGTGTTGCGCAAGTTATCAACGAAGTCCTTGCTTACGCCTCCGAGATACGTTATTATCGTCTTGTTTGTCAAGAACTCTTGTCCAACCTCTTTCAGGCTGACTATTTTCTCAACAACATCTATTCCGACCTTTGTTCTGAATTTCTTATTATTCTGTTCCATGTCTTAGTCATTTATTGATGCAACTTCGGAGAAAGTCTCTTTCGTTCTCAACGCATTGCAATCGTTGTTTCAAGGAAACATTCTCCATTTTTAACATGTCAACCTCGCTAACGTCAGTTGGTTTTCTGGTTGGAAATGCTTTATATTTATTTCCGTCACCAAAAGCGAGCCAGCTATAGTTCACATCCAAAGATTGACAGATAAGCGCAATGTCTCTTTTGGTAAACGGAGATGTAAGTTTCAGCTTCTTCAACATATTGGAACAATCTATTCCGACATCGTTGGCGAAATCCCTAACGGATCTAGAGGCGACATCTGTCATAATCTCCCTGACACGAGACGCTATTTCTTTATGATTGAAATTTGTTTCCATTATTTTGTCTGCGTTTTGTTTATTTAACCAAAAAAGTTTGGTGAAACCAAAGTAAGAACCTATCTTTGCAGTGTCTAAATGTTCGGATTGGGTTAAAACTCAGTCCCACCTTGCTTTTGTCTCTCAGGTCTTATCTGATTGACGTTTGCAAAGGTACTAAAAACTTTGGTAGTAACCAAATGTTTTGTTAGTTATTTGGTTAGTTTTAACATTTATTTGTTTAACTCGCCATTTTAGTTACATATTTAAAAGTAAATGTCGATATGGATGAGATTTTGACTAGAATTAAAGAACTCATGGTATCCAGAGGACTGACGGCGAACGCCTTTGCAGTGAAAGCTGACATCAACTCTTCAAACTTCGCAAAGAAGATGAAGGGGACGATGAGAATAACCAAAGCCGATGTCGATAAGATTTGCGACAACGTAGGCGTAAACAGGGATTGGCTCATCAATGGGAACGGAGAGCCTTACACGGACGAAGGAAAGGCTATGATAGAAAATCAGTTTGCCGTCAAGTTTGCGGAGACCATAAAGAATAAAAAGAAAGAATGCGAGATTCCTTTCTATGACGTGGATTTCGCATTGGGGTTCGATATGATGTACAACGATACCCCGAACGTTCCGTCTAAACATATTTCCGTACCGGGGTACGAGAAAGCCGACTTTTGGTGCAGGACATCGGGAGACAGCATGAAGCCGTTCATAAGCAATGGGGACATCATTGCGCTGAAGGAAGTACAAGACTGGCAGAGTTTCTTGCCAATGAACGAGGTGTATGCCATAATGACGACTAACGACCTTCGGACGGTCAAAGTGGTCCGCAAGGGATCTGACGACATGCACCTAACGCTTCACGCATACAATGATGAGTACGAAGACCAAGAAATCAACAAGGCTACAATAACTAAGGTGTTCAAGGTTATCGGGGCTCTAAAGACAATGTAAGTACGGAAAAGATTATGTTTAGCGTCATTAATATAATCTAAATCCCAAGCCTACGTAAACTCATTTGTGGGCAAATGTGTGAGTAATTTGCAAGTAAAAAGAATAAAGAGTTTATAAATAATTGATAATTAAGGAATTACAGAATAAATATGATTACAGTAACGGATAATCACTCATAACTCCATAAATACTTGATTATCAACGATAACTTTAAAATATGCTTTTCAAATACCTCGCTAATTTAAGTAGTTTTAACGGCTTTTGAGGGCTTTTGAGGGGTGTTTTTGCAAGTAATATGCAAGTAACGCAAGTAGATATAAGGAATGATTAAAAATTAAATCGTTATGAAGGTATATGTTGAGGCCAAGACCAACAAGGTGTACTTCGCGGTCACGTTCAAGGCAAAGAGATTCTATGTGTACACAGGCATCCAGACAACTGAGAAGTTCTCCGGAATGGTGTTTCCACGCTCGGACAAGGCGAACAAAGCCAAGACGAGAAAGCTGGCAGACATATTCTCCAAGTGCGAGAGTTACATACTTGACCACGGAACGGAATCCGTTGAGTTAATGAAAGACCACCTGAAGGAGATATGCACAGGAGTGAAGAAAAGCGAGAAATCTCCGTTCCTGGACTTCATGGAGAATGTTGCCAACGGCAAGTCAAGGGAGAACACGATAAGGGGATACAAGCGAACCCTACGCTGCGTGGAGGCTTATGATCCACATTGCACGTTCGCGTCTATGACAAACGAATGGGTGGATGGCTTCATAAGCCACGAGAAAAGCAAGGGGCGGAACAACAACGGAATCCTTACGGACATCACGCATATCAAGTCGGTGTTTAAGGTGGCAATCGAGGAGGGAAAGACGAACAACTACCCGTTCCACGCCATCAAGTTGAAGAAAGAGACCACAAAGAAGCGTTGCCTGTCGTTGGAACAGATGAGGGCTTTCCGGGACGCAAAGACGTACAGAAGCAAGACGCAGGCGTACTTAGACTTCTTTATGCTCGGTTTTTATCTTATAGGGATCAATGTGTCGGACCTGTTGAGCTTAAAGAAGGAAGACTTTCATAACGGAAGGATAAGCTACTACAGGAACAAGACAGGTCGTCTCTACGACATCAAGGTAGAGCCGGAGGCATTGGAAATAATAAACAGACACAAAAGCAGGAAGAAGGACAGACTGCTCGACTTCCTTGATATTGTTGAAGCCAAGAACGTTGATGGCTTCACTCTTAACCTGAACCATGCTTTGAGAAGGCTAGGCCCAAGGGACACGAAGGACTTGCGCAGGAAAAGCCAAAGCCCAATAGAACCAAACGTATCGAGCTACTACAACAGGCATACATGGGCAACGTTCGCCTCCGAGATAGGAATACCGCTCGAAACAATCGGTCGAGCTTTGGGGCATTCGATATGGGATAGGTCGATTACCTCCGTGTACGTCAAGTACGACACGAAGGCAATCGACGATGCGAACAGGAAAGTGATAGACTACCTCAACTCAGACAAGAAATAGAAAAAGCCCAGGGACTACTCCTTGGGCTTCTCTTTTTGCTTATCATCCTCCTTTTTGATTTCATCCATCATTCCGTGGAGTCGCTTCACCTCCTGCTCATACAATTCATCCGCTGCCTGTGCGTATTTCAGATATTTGCTGAGGCTCTTCTTGCGCTGCATAAAGTCAGCCTTATTCTTGTATCTCATACCTTGTATGGCAGTCAGTCTGTGTCGCTGCATTTCAAGTTGAAGCTCATCATAAGCCCACTGAACAGTCTGAATGGCTCTCTTCTCGTTCTCGTTGCAGTCCTTGGCAAGGTCATAAAGCTCCTTGTTTCTTTTCGTTAGCTTTTTTATCTGTCTGTTTTTCAAGAACAGAGCCAAGTTACAGAACGAAATCGCCAAACATAGAATATCGATAACCCAATCCGTCACAAAGAACATATAGATTGCCAGTACAGCGTATGCGACTGCAAATATTACAGAACTATCCCCAAGCCAATTCTTAATCTTTTCTTTCATATTCTTTTTCTGTTAAGTGTTTGTTCAATCTGATGTAGTACTCCTCCAGGCTCTCCTCACTTTTCTTGAAGATAAGGTTGCGCTCTTCCAGTAAGTCAGAAAGCTCGTAGTAAGTTTTGTTGCCGAAGTTACGAATATTCTTCAAGTCATTCATACAAGTGTACCTTGTAAGCAAGTCCTCGAATGTATCAATATCCCAAGACTTTAGGCAATTCAGACAGCGGACTGATAGGTCGCAATCAATGAAGCGAGTGGAGAGTATCTTTGGTGGAAAGACAATATCGCTTATCTGTTTCTCGCCGTGCTCGACACGGAATGTATCGTAGTCCTTCTGTAACGCCTTGATTGCTGATTTCAGAGACTCGACCTCTTCTTTCAATTCCTTGTTGGTCTTGATGTCCTGTCTTATCTCTTTTGTTTGTGTGTAGAACTTTTGGCAAGCCTTTCTGATTATCTGTCTGCATCGTTCTGGAGTTAAGCAGTACTCTTCAGACAACTCCAGTAAGGACTTATTTCCATCATTCAGAAACGCCATCAAGAGTTTGTATTCCCTTGCCTTTAAGTACGGAACAAGGCTTGCCTCGTAGAGGGCTGTAATCATATATTCCACGTCCTCGTTGCAAGCTCTGTAGTTATGCTTGAAGAAGAGTGCCTTACGTATCTCCGCCAGCTCATTGTTTGCTTGTTCCTTGGCAGCTTTTATCTCTGCCAGCTTCTTGTCAAGCATTTCCTCGCTGACGGTGATAAACTTGTACTTCTTTGCGTATCGCTCGATGTCCTCGGCATTGACGTAGGTGTTGCCCTTCTCGTCCTTGAAGCCACCAAGTAAGCCATCCTTGATGTAATTCGAGATAGTTTGTCTTGACACGCCAAGGATTTCAGCAGCCTTGTTTCTTGTTATTCTTTTATCCATATCATTCACTGATTAATTTTTCTATTAACTCCACCCCACCTTTACCGAACTTAGCCAAGACTACATCTTTGTAGCTCGTTCCGTCCGCTCGGCACTCGGCAGGGTATTTACTTTCGAGCCAGTCGCAGAACTTGACAACATCGAACATCAACGCTCGGCATACGATGAGCATCTTTGCATCCATATACTTTTGCAGGTCTTGCCCGAAGATGTCGCTGAACCGTCTCTTTAGGGAAGGAAACTCACTTACTGTAATCATAAGGAATACCATTAATGGATTTGATGTTGTACTGATAGACAGCCTCATTGTCCTGTTTCTTCAACGGTGTTCCATCCTTCTTTAGCTTTACTCCTTTGTAGGCGCAACAAGATGTTGTTCTCTTGTAGTCATATCCACAGCGGACGAAACATAGCTTCTCGACCCTCATTTTGCACTTGTGGTCTTCGATAATATCCCCGACCTTGACAGGGCTATTGCTTAGTGCATATTCCCTGTCTATTATTCTCATTTTGCCCTCGTGCCGTTTCTCCTCTTCTTCGTGGAGTGCGATAAACTCTTCCTTAGTCATTGTTAGACACCTCCTTTCTTCTGGCTTCCATCTGCTGGATGATGTTGTCGATGGTCTTTCCTGGGTAGTCAGTGGCTACCTCCTTCAATACCGCAATCTGTGCGGTCAGTCTCAAATTGTCTGCTGGTCTCATTTTTCTTTCTTGATTAATTGTTTGTTGTTGTGGCCGACCATCTTGCAGCTAACCTCGGCAAGCATTCCTGCAACGAGGTTTATGTTTGATGGTACGGTCATATCCAGTCTTTTTCCGTTCTGTGAGCAACCTATTGTGATGCCCACACCTTGCTCGGCTCGTATCTTGATGTTGGTAATCATAGCTTTCCCCATTTATACCCAAGCTGTGCGGCTATATACATAAAGTCATACAGCTTTGTTGCGCTTGGGTGGATGCCACTTTCCACGAACCCATTCTTGACAGTGTAATATCGCTTGGTCTTATAGAGGGTGTCCTCCAGCCAATATGTTCCATCTTCCATACTACTCTATCACTCCTTCCTCGTAAAAGTTGCACATACCGACTACCACCGTTCCTTCTTGCTCTGGGTATGTAACATCGGCAAGAACGTAATGGGTATCTATCCACACCGAAGACAATCTTTCACTATCATCGACACCTTTCGGGTCAATTCGGAAATTCTTCCAATATTCAACACCTAAGTTTGTGTTCTCTCTGAATGAATCCGCAATATCCTTCAGGTCGAACACCTTCTTGCAGGTCTGCATACTCTCTTGTAGTCCGCCACGATGTTCACGAAAATACCTCACAAGGCTTTTCTTGCGCAATTTTTCTTCGATAGTTTTTATCACTTGTTCATCTACTAAATCAAAATTCTGCGCATAAACTCTGGCATATTGAACGCATTGCAAAATTACATCTATCTCGTCTTGATAGAACTTAACTGTTATTTCTTCCATAACTATTATTTTTAGTTTAACTTATGATACTGTGCTTGCGTACTCGTAGTGTGCCACTAAGACGTAACCACCATATAGCTTACCTATTTTTACCTCATTAAGGTAAAACATAATATCGCCATCTTCTTTGTATGGTACAAGAGGACTTTTGTCTATCTTTCCATCCTTTCTGTACCTATCGCCAACTATCTGTGATAGTATCTGTGTGAAGACTTCAACATCACCTTCTTTATCGAAGCAGTGTCTGAAATCCTCCTCGTTATCTATCTTGACGATAATACCCAACGGCTCACGTACCACAGGTACAGGGGATAATTGTTCTTTCTTGAATCCAGCGAATAGGTCTGGTATCTCTAATTCTTCCATATCTCAATCTAACTTAAAGTGAATAATCTTTCTGTTGCCTTCTTTGTTATGGTCTGGTGCATAGAGTTGGTAATCTCCTTTTCCCAAACGCATCTGAACTCGGAAGGCATTTGGTATTCGCTGACAAATACCTTGTGTCCCTTGCTTGCCATTTCGATGCACCAAGCATAAAACTTGTCGTAGTCGAAATGTCGGCAGTCACCGTATTGCTTCGTGTTCTTGTAAGCAATATCGCAATACACGATACTCTTGTCGGGTATCTCCAACTCGTCATAGCTGCCAGCGTGAAACTCCACCCCCCCACATAGAGGAACGTCATTCTTGACGTTTGCAATATTCTCTGCAATATAATCTCTCGCCTTTCCGTTGCTTCCTATAACGTGATGACCGCTATACCCACCATCGAAGAAGCGACCGTTGAATGAAGCCATAAAGCCAATCCAACCCACATCTGCATCGGGAATGCTCGTTATCTTTCCGTGGTAGCAGTCCCTTGCCAAGTTATACAAGTCCCTGTCTATCTTGTGAGGAAACTCTGCACCCAACTGGAGCATCTTCCACATCGCAATCAGGTATTTGTTCTTGTCGTTGGCTATTCTTCTGTAGCTTGTCGGTACGTGGGTAATCACGTTGCAACCACCGCAGAAGGCATCCACGAACGTACTATGTTCCTTGTCGAGCATAATCGGGAGTATATCACCGACTATGCGACGCTTGCTGCCCATATATTTCATTGTCTTAATAATTTAATTGTTTCAAAAACAAGCCTTCTCTATTCTCACGAACCAAGAAAGGCAAACTTAATTATATGATTACAAAACTATTTCTTTTGTAACACTGATGGTAAATATTTCTCACTATACTTCTTTCTTAAATATTCAATTACTTGGTCGTATGAGTGAATAAAACCATCGTTGATAAGCATAGCAACCTGACGTTCCATATTGAATAACTCGTATTGCTTGCTCTCTTCACCTTGTTTATTGCGCATTTCGTGTTCGTGCTGACCGAACACTACGTAATTGATAGCCTGTGCTATTTTGCACATAGCCACAGGCATAAACTTCTTGCTTACTATCTTTTGCACTGCTGCACCAAGCTCCCTATATGCGTCCCCTGCATCGTTTCTGTACTTCAACATCTGGTCGTACACAAACTTGATAACCTGCACCTCGAAACGAGGATTGAGCCACATAGCAAACTTAACAAACAATATCGGGTGCATCCAAGTACCACCATTATTACCACGAGTTTTCAAATACGCAGAATTTTGCGTATTTAAATTTTCCTCTTCCATCAAGGCAGAAATAAATTCCTTGGTATTGTCGTTATCAAAGAATTTGGTAATCTCCTTCTTCTCTCCACTTGCATCATTCCATTGTTTGAGCAAGTTTGTAGCATTGAACATACTATCCTTCGTTCTCTGCTCGACCAAAAAGTTACCCATTGGTCTCTTCATTACTTGGTTTGTAACCATACTCTCAAAGTTAAAATTAATAATCTACATAACACCTCTATACCCATAAGAATAAATGGGATAGCCAAGCGAGCCGAACCTTAAATTATTATCAACTACAATATATACTCTATACCATAGTGGTCGTACTCGTTGTAAAGCCAGCATAAGTCTCTTGATACCCACAAGGCTTTGCTCTTTATGGTCGGCTTTCTTCCTTTCGGAATATGGGCACCCGTCGTGAGGTGACACGTTGCGGGATTTACACAACCATAATGTAACTTACCTGACTGAGCAGTTTTATATATCGGTGATAAGCCGAAGAGGACTGCACGGATTGAACCTCGATGTCTTTTGCTTGAAACTTTGAGATAGGGGTAAAAAATAACCCTATCCGCCGTTCGTGTTGCGCTCCGAACTTTGGATAGGGTATATCGTGAAGGTGAGTAAATCACCTATTGATAGTCGTATGTCCGCTGAATTAGTGCGCAACTACTAACAAGCGATTGCAAAGATACCATGTTTTCTGTTAACTACCAAATTATCAGTTGTTAATCTGTTATTTACTAACATTTATTAACATAAAACCATGGTTTTAACGTTGGTTTTTCGTGCTTTTCCTGCGTTTTTCCTCGATTTAAGGCAAAAAAAATAAAGCCACCCACCGAGGAGGTGGATGGCTTGGTTGGATTCTCTTTAACCGGATTTATCAGAGCTATTTAATACATCTTTTCTCCGTATAGACTCCCCATGTATTTTATCTGGTTATTCTCATTTAGCTCGACATTATCGTATCTGACGGTATCGTAATAGAACTCATTGTATCTTATGACGTAAAAGTAAATCTTTGGGGCAAGATACACATAATAGAATGTTGATGGAGTAGAACTTTCCGTATCTGTTCTTACGCAGCTTATCGTATTGTTCGTAGTAAATGTCTTGTTCCAATGTTGGCTTCCGTGACTTACCGAATACTGCGCCATAAAAGACTTGCCAACGAGATTGTTACTCTTTGAACAAGGCTTGTCATCTGCTTTCGTAAATTGCATTTTTTCTGTTTTCTTACCTTCCCATCTGTCGTTGTACGTAATGGTAACAGAGAGTGAGCTGTTGCTTATCCCATCGACTACATACTTAGTTGTATTGCCAAAATATCGGTTATCTACAGTTATTGTGTCCCCATTTACCGCATATTCACCTTCATCAATGAATTTATTGTTCAGCAAAGATGAATTATAGTTGTCTGACGAAAATGATACAAAACGGTCGTTTCCGCTTCTCCATACCCCAACTATATTGTTGTCGTGTACTTTATACTTGACGGTTGGAGAATTGCTATCATCATCGTCACTACTGCTACAAGAGCCAAACGAAACTCCTGCCAAGGCAATTATTGCCACTAATAATACTTTCTTCATATTCGTAAGTTTAAAGGGTTATTTATCTAGCTTTGCTATTGTGCAAACTTGACTTGTCTTGTTTCTGCTCTCTACATACTCGATGCGAAC